CGCTTTTATAAGCACTACTGAATGTATGTACTGTAACGTTTGCAGTGTTGCTTACATCATTGTATACTGTTAACTTAATAAACTCAGCATTGTTAATGAACGTTACATTACCATCTACTTCTGGAATTATATCCATTATGCATCTCCTACAAATTCGAATAGTTGAAAGTTATCACTAAACTCAATTAATGCGTTATTAGTTACTACGCCATTAATAGTTTGCTGTCCACCAACAACTAAGTTGTATGTAGGCATATTAGGGCAAAACATATTGAATGAACAATCGTTACCTACAATAACACCTAATCCAACAACGCTGTCGCTGATAATATTTGGTCTACTTGTCTGTACAGATACAGTGCTAGCACTACCACGTGTAATTGTATTAACACTAGTGAATGGATATGGATAACCTTCAATCTGTATTAAATCATTAGGTTTAAACAATATCGTACCACTACCAACGCTAGGTAGTGTTGACAATACTAATGTTGATCCAACATATGAATCGATTGTTAAATTACCTATCTGACCACTAGTCATCTGACCTTGATATGCAAAGATCCAATCCAGTTTACTATTACTACTAAATGTAACTACTTCTGGTTGAGTTCTATCTAAACTATCTAGTGCTTCCATCAAACTACGTGCTTCATTATAACGATAGCTGTTAGGCATATCTAATGTAATCTTCCAGGGATTTTTCGTTGGAGTTTGACTTACTCTTGGAATCTCATTTCGTGTATATTGTATACCAACTACTTTACGTCTGTCGATATTGATGCCATTGCATCCATCAATTATGTTTTGTAAACCTGCCATAATATTTCCTTATCTGTTACCATATGGCATCTCTTTACGTGCCAATTCAACTGTGCCCAACATTGTTTTGCGATTCTCAGCAAAGAACTGTGCGACACTTTTTGCATCTATTGCACTTACATTGTTGTTAGTGATATAGTTATTGATTACTTGTCCAGTTCCAGCACCATTAGGTATTACCGTTCCTGCTGTATTTGGTACAAATAATTCAGGACCTTTTTCACCTACAATATATGGTTTATTCGGTTTAGCAGGTCCACCCTCTGCTAAGAATCCAGGTATAATGGCTCCGCCAAATAAACCTCCACCAGCACCACCAAATAAACCACTTAATAATTTACTTGCTTGGGCTTTTAATTCAATCTTAATTAAATCTTTAATAATACTACTAGCAAAATCTTTAAAACTAAATTTACCATTTTCTACAAAACTATCAATAGCACTATTCATATTACTAAAAACGCTCATAACTTTATTTTGGGCTATTGTAAATGGATCCATACTACGAGCAATTTGTTGCATTGCGGCAACTGTACCGGCTATCTCGCTTTGACGTAATTGATCTGTTGAAATTTGTCTATTTTTAATATTAGCAAGTTCTTGTATATGACGAGTTTTTTCAAGATTAATTAATGAATTAATATTTGCAACTTCAGTTGTTAAACCCTGTGTAGTAGCGTCATTTAATTGTGTTTGTAATTGATTTAATCTATTAACATTTTGATAATATTCGTTAGCTAAATCTATTTTTCTTTGTGCTTGTTCTTCAGTTATATCTCCAATTATAACTTCATCTCTAATCATTTTTGCATTCTGGTCGGCTGCGAGTTTGTTACCAGAATTCAACATATCTAAAAGCATTTTACTACTATTAAGCTGTTCCTTAATTACTTGCAATCTAGCAAGTTCTTCCATTTTAAGTTGCTTAGTTGCGGCAAGATTATCTAAAACTTCTTGTTTTTGTTTTTGTAACTCAACAATAATACCTTGATTAGTACCACGACCTTTAGCTTTTTCAATATCAATCTGTTTAGTTAAATCTAATATTTTATTGTTAGCATCTTGTTCTAACTGTGCGTTTAATTTAATAATATCTGATTGATTTTGTTCCATACCAATTGTACTATTGATAATACGTTGGTAATCTTGTGCTGCCTTATTTTGTTGTATCTGTTGCTGAGTAGTTTGTTGGGAAACAGTTAATGCTTGCTTACGTGCCTGTAATTCTTCTTTTGAATATAATGAAGTTTGTGCAAATGCTGGTTTATTAGTGGGCGCAGGAGTACCGGGTGTTGTTCCGGTTGCTTTTTCCATCTCATCATTAGTACCTTCTAATGCTTTGTTTAATCCATATATGGCTGCGGCTGAAGCTGCCGCACCGGCTGCAATAATTGCCCATCCACGTGGACCACTTAATGCGGTAAGTGCGGTCTGTACAATAACAGTGCCTTTTAATATACTAGTTAATCCTGCAATCGCACGTCCAACATCAACTATGGCTGTAATTGTTTTAGCGGCAAATATTGCCCCAAATGCTATACCTAATGTTTTTACTATAGTTTCGGCTTGTTCTAATGATAATTTGAAATTATCAGTTTCACCAACTAATGGAGTGAATACACCAATAACTGCTTTTTGTAGGTTTTGAAAACTAATGTCCAAGTTCTCCAGCACATCTCCGGCTTTTGTAAGTTCTTGTTCAAACTTAGTAACATCTTTTGTATCTAATACTTCTTGTAATTTTTTAGGATCAATGTTTCTAAATGCTTTACCAAATATTTCTACGCCGGCTGCTGTACGACTTGCACCGGCTTCCATTTGTGATAGTGATTGTAATGCATTAGTTAATAATTGACCTTCACTTAGTTTAGTTAAATCACCTAACTTAATGCCAACTTTACCTAATGCTTCTTGTGCTTTTTCACTACCATTGGCTGCTTGTTCTAAATTACTATAAAATGTTGTAAGTAATTTACCAACATCTTTAACATCACCACCGGCTAATTTAAGACTATCTGCTAATGCACCTACTTGACCAACTGCAATACCGGTTGCATCGGCAACATCATTAATAGCATCTGCCGCTTTGAATGCTCCGGCTATAAAGCTAGCAAATCCTATACCCGCAATTGCTGATCCTAATCCGCCAATACTATTCTTTAAACGATCAACACTTTGTTGACCTTGCACGTCCATTTGAATTACATACTTGTCTATTGTTGCCATTTCTGATCCTTATCTTATTGTTATACCAAGAGTTTGTCTAATATAATTTCTAATATGCTCTATTGTAGGTTTGGTCATACCTTCTGGCGCTTGGGTACTACCTCGCATACCTCTACTAGTCATATGGCGACCTTTATCTAATACACCAGCATAAGGATAATTAGCTTCAATATTGTTGCTATTACGTCTTGTATTTCGTTTAGCATTACCAGAACGTTCTGGTGTTACATCAACAAATTTATTATATGCTTTTTTTGCAATATTAGTATCATTTAATGTATCTAATACTTTGTTTAAACGATTAGATATGTTATTAGTCGCCACGAGCTTTCCCAATCATATTACTTAATTCTTCTTGCGTATATTTGTATACACTAGGATCTACTTTACCGCTAGATTTTTGCTGTTGGAAGTTTTCGTAAGTTGCAAGAACATCGGATATCATTAGATCGTAAGTAGTAGCAGATTGCTCAACTTGACTTGGTAGCATACCATACTTTTCTGCCATACGACCTATTGTTATCATTCTGGCTGTTCTCCAGTTGTTGGGGTCGATGTCTTGCTCTGTGACTTTCCCAATATTTCACCTATTCTATTAATTGCGGCTGCGGCAATATCAATTGGTAAATCTTCATTATCTTTTAATGCAGGTTTGCCGTTTTCATTTAAAATAAGTTTTTTAATTATTTTGTCTAACTGTTCATAATGCTTATCGCTACGTGCATTAAAAAATTCAAAGTAGGTTGATAAGCCTACAACATCATATGTAAAAAATGTAATTGGTTCTTGATATCTATCAAGTAATTCTTTATCATCTAATATGATTTCAATCAATTTTGGTGTAGATGCGTACTGTGTAATATTCATTTGTTAATTTCCTTATTAAATTATTGTAATGTATTTATTCTTTTTCGATTAGGTCTTCTAGTAATTGATTTAGTAGTGCTAGCCTAAACGTTTGTTTTGCTTTAAGTTGTTTAATTGTTGCTTGCATAGTATCAAGCATTGGCATCATCTTTGCCTCGTCTGCAATTAAACTGCGTAATTTTTCTTCATTGGTTTTATACCATACTTGTTCTTGTGTCATTTGTTTCTTTCAATAAAAAAGGGACACCATTATAGTGTCCCTTACTTCCCATCCCTGTGAGAATTATACCTGATCGTTTGTTAATCCACCATCAACTGCGATAGTTAATGGAGATACCCAAACAGGTGCTTCAGGATTAACAGTTGGTGCTAGGCTAGTTAGATAACCTGTACCACTAGTAAAATAAGAGTTAGCTGTATTGCCTGAGTAATAAACTTCAAAGTAAATTTGATTTTTATTAATAGACATATTGCTGATACCTAATTCAACTGCTGTTGTACCTGCGCTGTTGCTACCGAACCAAGTGTTGCTGTCTAAGACAACGTTAACACTGATTTCGTTATCAGCAGGTGTACTTAGTTTACGCATATCAACATCACTGAATGTTGTGTATGAATAAATGCCAGTACTGTTTGTAACCGTTACGTCTTGTACAAAGGGCACTGTAATTGAGTTAGCCATCGTGTTTGATGTACTGATCTCAATTATCGGTTGTGTGCCGGTTGTATTTGTTGTGATTCTTGCCATTATAGTCTCCTTATGTGTAGGCGTTATTGAAATTCTAAGCGATGTAAATGAAATGTCCAGGTATGTTTTTCTGCTTGCACACCATATGATAATATCTGATCAAAAT